AGACCGAGCAGACCGAGGTCGTTTCAGAGACAGGTCTCACGACGCAGCAGACGGAGACCTTTCTGGTCATCGAAGGCCAGCCAGCAAAGTTCAACGGATGGACATTCGTCGCCAGCGTGCAATGGGCCAACGACAAGCCAATCGTCAACGGATCTCCGTGGTACGAAGGCGAGCCGGTTGATCGCTCGACACTGGTCGAGTCCGCGTGTGAGGCGTGCGGCACCAACCAGCGGCGCGTCAAGATCGTGATCGTCGAGAATGAGGAAGGCAAGCGGCTGCAAGTTGGATCGACCTGCTTGAAGGATTTCTTGGGAGTTGACCTGACGCCAGCGTGGGTCAGCGACAACGATCCCTTCGCGCAGTTCGAAGGCGGCGGGTCGGCACGGCAGGAAGCGAGCCTGCTGAGCGTGCTGCAAGCGGCGGCATGCGTGATTCGGAAGGATGGCTTCCGGCCTACCAGTGCGGATGACTCAACGAGTCAATCCGTCAAAGATCTACTGGGCCTGAGCGGTCTGAAGCAGCGGGACGAAGCAATCAAGTGCTTCGGTCGGATCACCGACGAGGACCAGCAAAAGGCACAAGAGGTGTTCGTCTTCGGGAAGAACATCATCAAGGGCGGTGTTGGAAGCGACTGGGCATGGAACGTGGATGCCCTGTTCAATGTCGAATCCCCGGCATCATCGTTCATCTCGTCGGCACGGATTGGTCTGGCGGTCAGCGTGTTCTCCGCCTTTGCCAAGGCTCCACTGAAGAAAGTCGAGGAGCGCATCGAGTTCAAGAGCGAACTGTACGCGCCGGTCGGATCCAAGATCGAGGTCAAGGATGCCAAGATCCTGAAGGTCATCCCGATCTTGACGGACTTTGGCCCCAGCCAGATCGTGCTGCTGACGGCAGAGGGATACAAGTTCAAGTGGTTCACGGCCTCGTTCCCGGAGTGGCTGGACGCAGAGTCGGTGTCCTTCAAGGCCACGGTCAAGAAGGCCGATGAGTACAACGGAGAATTCAGCACGCAGATTCTCCGGGTGAAGCAGGTCGCGTGACACCCAGAAAAACCCTAGCCTGCTATAAAGCGTGCTAACCTACCGTTAGTCGAAGTCTGCGGACTGTCGCCTGCTCGCCTTGTGCGGGTGGTCGGCAGTCCGTCTGCATTTGGGAGGTTGCGTGTCGCGTCCAACTCGGAAGATGGTGAACCTGTCCATCGAGGAAACGAGTGGGGTGGATCATCCGGCTCATTTGCATGAGGGCTGGTTGGTTATGAAGTCCGCTGATGCCGTCGATGTGGAGAAGGCAATGGGTTCCACGCAGGCGGACGATTCGGAAGAAATGCCGTCCGACTTGAAGGCTACTAAGGAGGTGTCCGTGGACGAGCAGCAGAGTGAAGATAAGAAGCCTTCCTATGAGGATCTCATGGCGAAGTTGAAGAAGGCCGAAGACCGTATTGCTGAGATGGAGAAGGAATACGGCGACAAGATGAAGATGTCGAAGTCTCTTGATGAGGATGTTCTCAAGGAGGCTCCGGCGGAGGTTCGTGAGGCGTTTGAGTCGATTCGCAAGGCGGCTCAGGATGCGCAGATCGAACGCGATGCGATGGAGGAGACGCTTCGCAAGGAGCGCAATGATCGGGCCGATGCTGAGGCAGTCGTGAAGGCTCGTGAGTCTTACTCCAACCTTGGTTTGGATGCTTCTGTAGTTGGGCCTGCGCTGCGGCGGCTGGCCGACACTGATGCGGATCTCGCAAAGTCTGTCGAGACGGTTCTCCTTGCTGCGAATGCAAAGGTTGAGTCGGCTGACATCTTCGCGGAGATCGGGAAGGCTCGCCCGTCACTGGGTGGTGCTTTCGAGCGTGCTGAGGCTATGGCCAAGGCAGCCGTTGCGGGCGGTAATTCCGCGACGTTTGAGCAGGCTTTGACCGACGTGTTCGCGTCGAATCCTGATCTTTACAGTCAGTATCGCGCCGAGCAGGCAGGAAGGTAGGTCGTCATGGCTTACGAGTTCAATAACTACACGATCAAGACGACGCTTGTCGCGGGTGAGTCTCTGACGACCGCTCAGTACAAGTTCGTCAAGATTTCGAATGCCGATGGGAAGGCGTACCTCGTTAACGGGGCTACGGATCGTCCTGTTGGTGTTCTTCAGAACAATCCGGCATCCGGTGGTGAGGCCGAGGTTGTCATTGCTGGCGGCACCAAGGTTTACGCTGGTGGAACTGCGTCCGCTGGTCAGCCGCTCTTCGCCGACGCCAACGCTCGCGCTGTTGTCCTTGGTTTTGGGACGACTGGCAGCGCGGCTTACAACGTCGGTACGTTCGTGACTGCCGCTGCTGCTAGCGCTGTCACGACGGCTGTCATCAACTGCGCCAACGCGGCTCGCGGCCTCTAAGGAGAATAGACAATGCCTCAGCCAACAATCACTGATGTTCATATTGATGCGATCCTGACGAATGTCAGTGTCGCTTACATGCAGCGTGCGGAAAACTTCATCGCCGACAAGGTGTTCCCCATCGTGCCGGTTGATAAGAAGTCGAACAAGTATTTCACCTACACCAAGAATGACTGGTTCCGTGACGAGGCTCAGCGCCGCGCTCCGGGTACTGAGTCCGCTGGTGGCGGTTACAACCTGTCGACTGATACCTACAGCGCTGACGTGTTCGCGTTCCATAAGGACGTGGACGATCAGACCCTTGCGAACGCGGACAGCCCGCTGAACCCGCTTCGTGAGGCTGCCGAGTTCGTCACCTCCCGCCTGATGCTGCGTCGCGAGGTGCAGTTCATCACGGATTACATGACCACTGGCGTGTGGGGCACGGACGTGACTGGTGTGGCCAGCACTCCCGGTGCGTCGCAGTTCTATCAGTGGAGCGACTACGCGAACTCGGATCCGATCACGGATATCGAGGCCGCTAAGGAGTCGATTCTGTCGACCACCGGCTATGAGGGCAACACGCTTGTCCTTGGCTATCAGGTGTTCCGCCAGTTGAAGAACCACCCTGACATCGTGGACCGTTACAAGTACACGACGTCGTCGGTTATCACTGAGGACATGATGGCTCGCCTGTTCGGTGTCGACAAGATCGTTGTCGCCAAGTCCGTGAAGGCAACCAACAACGAAGGTGCGACGGGCGCTTATGCGTTCACGTTCGGCAAGGCTGCGTGTCTGCTGCATGTGGCTCCGAATCCGGGTCTGATGACTCCGTCGGCTGGTTACATCTTCGCTTGGACTGGTGTGTCGGGTGGCCTTGGTGCGACCATTGGAACGTCGCAGTTCCGCATGGAGTACCTGAAGGCGTCTCGCGTCGAGGCTGAGATTGCGTTTGACAACAAGGTTGTCGGCACGGATCTTGGTTACTTCTTCACCTCGGCGGTGGCATAGCCATGAACCGACTGACGAGAGGTCGTGCTCTTGTCGGGAAGGTCGATGCCAATGATCTTGTCGTCGGAGCCGGTGACACGATCAGCAAGATCGATGCCGGTACGGCGACGGTGTCATGGGCGACAATCCCGACGACTACAACGGCGTCTGCTGCATTCACGCTGACTGGCGCGGCTGTGGGTGATGTTGTTTCGCTGAACGCTGGTGCTATCTCTAGCACCGCCGTGGGGCTCTCCCATTGGGGAGTCACCGCTACCGACACTGTGACGGTGTGGGCAGTGAACATGGGTGCGGCTTCGGTCGCGGCGTCTGCGACTCTGACGTACCTGTGGTTTGACATCGTTTAAGCGTTCGCCCTGCGGAAGGGGTCGGCGGGGTTACCTGTCGGCCCCTTTCGCTGTCTTGGGAGTGTGTGATGACTTGGACTTATAGCGGTGATCCGTCGTCGTCGAATCGTGATGCGATTCGTTTTCTCGTGGGCGATACGGATACTGATGATCAGTTGCTGAATGATGCCGAGGTTGCGTTTTGCATCGCTCAGGCCGGGGAGGGCCTGTATCAGGCGGCGCATGATTGTGCGTATGCGATTGCGTCAAAGTTTTCTCGCATGGCGACGAGCAAGTCGGTTGGGGACATGTCGCTGGCGTATCAGGATCGGGCTCAGGCGTATTTCAATCTTGCCAATGAGTTGCTGGAATTGGGTGCTCGTCGGGATCCACCGACTCCGTGGGTGAGTGATCAAAACATGAAGCGTGCTTCGGATAAGACGATTCCGCCGGAGAATGGCACGGAGTACTGGACGGGTCAGATGGATTACGAGCGTGGTAATTACTGGAGGAACACGCCGTGAGTCTGGAGAAAGATTTCCGTTCGATGATGACTGACACGGTGGTGTTCTATTCGTCGGCGTCCGTCAATAAGTATGGACAAGTTCAATACGGATCCGGCAGTTCAGCGAGTGTCAGTTATTACGCTCGACTTGTCTATGGTGATCGGATTTTACGCGACAACGAGGGCAGGGAGATCGTCGAGGCGGGCCGTGCGATTCTTTATGCGGCGGCTCCGTCTTTGACGACGCTTTACAAGATTGTGCTTCCAGATGGGTCGACTCCGAAGATCACTGATGTTTCCACGATCAAGGATGAGGACGGTAATCATCACACTGTTGTTGGATTTGGGCTGTAATGACGGTGACAGTCAAGAACGCTGATCGTTTGGCGGCGGCATTGAAGTCTGCCGGGCCGGATGCAGTTCAGGTCGCCGGTAAGGCATTGAAGGAAGTCGCTTATGAGGTTTTTGCGCTGTCGCAGTTCTTTGTCCCGGTTGATACGGGTGCCTTGAGGGCTAGCGGTCAGGTGCATGACCCGAAAATTATGGGCAGCAGAATTTCTGTGGAAATTACTTATGGTGGGCCTGCTGTCGATTATGCTGCGCTCGTGCATGAGTTGCCGCCAAGTGTCGTACGGCATGTTGAGCCGACTCGTTGGAAGTATCTTGAGTTTCCGATGGAAATGATGAAGAACGATCTGGACAGGATGTTGGCTCAACGCATGGAGGATATGCTCAATGATCGTTTCGGGAGCATAGTGTGAGCACGATCCTTGAGGCGGTTGGCGACTACCTGCAAACCGGTAGTTATGGAACGTTGGGCACCAATATCTTTTTGGCCATGATGCCGGATACGCCGGATACGCTGATTGCGGTTCACGAGAATTCTGGTCAGTTGCCGCAGTTCACGATGGGTTCTGCTGCGGTCGCTGTTAACGTTCCGGGTATTCAAGTGATCTGTCGGGCTACCCGCAGTGACTATCCAACGGCTCGGGATACTGCGGAATCAGTTCGTTCGTATCTGGGAGCGGTTACGCAGACATCTTTATCGGGCTTGAGCATCTTGCGTATTGAGCCGCAGGGAAGCGTGCAACCGCTTGGGGAGGATGAGAACCAAAGACCGCTTGTATCTGTTAATTTTAGTTGCATGGTGCTGCCCTGATGGATCCTTATGGCCGGTCGTCGATCACGGATGAGTATCCGCGTTGCTGGCGGTGCAATCGTCCTCTGGCGATGTCGGTGACTAGGCCTTGGGTTATTCGATGCAGCAAGTGCAAGGCGGAGAATCGCAGTCCGGTTTAGGGAGCGATGTGAGCCTAGAGGATGAGTTGAACGCGTTGTTGACAACGCCACAGATTCCGTTGCGGATGTGTCGAGTTGCTCATGTGCTGTCATTGATGACGGAGCAGCAGCGTGAGTTGTTTGTAAAGTTGTTGGATGAGCCGTTGATCCCAGCGCCGAATATTAGTAAGACGCTTGAGCGGCATGGTTATTTGGTTCCGTCGAAGAGCATTTCTCGGCATCGTCGTCGATTTAGTAATGGCGGTTGTGCATGTCAAACGTGAGAGAAGATTCGATCATTGTGTTGGCGTCGTTTGACAAGGTGTGGTTTGACTCTGAGTCGTTGGTGAATTATTTGCGTGGCGTGGAAATGTGGGCTGAGGAGCATGGTGGCCATGACACTGCTTTGGTCGTGCGTCGTGTCGCAGATGGATTGATTCTTACGTCGCTGGTTGCGGGCGAGGAGGTGAGGACGCGTCGTGAGTCTCGATGATGAGTTGAACAACTTGCTGGACTCGAAGCGTGTCGTTTCTCATCCGTCTGGTTGGGAGCCGGGTGTTGCGTGGGATGGTAATGCTGGTGTCCTGACCAGCCATCCGATGGATGCTGCCCCGTCGGACTGGTCGACGTTGCTGGCTGTTTGGGATCTGGATCCGGAGATGTTTGAGGTCGTTGAGCCGGTGCAGTATCGGGCTTGGGATGCGCCAAATGGTGGGGGTGGGGTGCGTCGAATGTTCTACTATCGCGCTGCCATTCGCAGGCGACGTGCAAACAATGTTGGGGTTGAGGAGTTGCTTCAGGCTTTGAGGAAGCGTCGGCCTAAGCCGGTTGCGTCGTCGGATTCTGGTCGCATGTTTTGTGTGTGTGCTGGCGATCTGCAGTTGGGCAAGGTAGATGGCGATGGCACTGAGGGGACGGTGAACAGGTTCCTTGAGAAGACCGATGCTTCCGTTGCTCGGCTTACTGAGTTGAGGAAAGCGAAGAGACCCATTTCGGGTGTCCTGTTGCCGTGGCTTGGGGATTGTATTGAGGGGTTGACGAGTCAGGGTGGTGCGCTTGCTGCGGCTGGCCGGTTAGATTTGACGGTGACGGAGCAGGTGCGTGTTTATCGACGGTTAATGCTTCATCAGGTTCAGTTGTTTGCGGGTCTGGCTGATCGTGTTGTGATTCCGGTTGTGCCGGGTAATCACGATGAGGGGCAGCGGGTTGGGAAGGTTGTGCGCCGGTACGATGATTCGTGGGCGATTGAGGGGGCGATGGCGGTCGCGGATGCGTTGAAGTTGGCTGGCGGGTTTGAGCATGTGTCGTTTGTTTTCCCGGCGGTGGATGAGTTGACGGTGACGTTGGATGTTGCAGGAACGGTTACGGGTTTTGCTCATGGTCATCAGTTCGGCACGTCTGCGATGAAGTGGTGGGCTGGTCAGGCGCATGGTCGTCAACCGATTGGTGATGCGACGTTGCTGCTTGGAGCGCATCTTCATCATCTTCGTGTTGAGCAGGGTGGGGCTAAGACGTTTATGCAGATTCCGGCGTTGGATGGCGGGTCGACGTGGTGGCGGCATAAGACTGGTCAGGATGCTCCGCCCGGAATGGTGAGCATGTTGATTGGTGATGGCGGGTGGAGTGATTTACTTGTCGTATGACGAGTGAGGAGTTCTCGGATTCAGTTGAGGAGATTGTTCGCAGTTTGCGTGGACGGATTCTGGGGGTTGGGGCGGATCAGTATGACGATGGGTCTGGGGTGCAGCGGTTTGAGGGTCGGTCGTTGCAGCGGATCCTTCAGGATGCGGTCGAGGAGGTCGATGATCTGATTGTGTATGCGGCGCAGTTGCGGCTCCGCATTACCTCCCTCATGGATCCATGACCTAACTGGGGTTGTGCTACACTGAGGGCAGGAAAAGGGGAAGGGGCAACATGGGGTTGCGAGTCAGTGTGCTCACAGGTGACTACATCAATGACAACGGGGTGTTCGGTGCAGCCACGGTTCTGACTGTCGTCAATGTCGACGGACCATTCAAGCCAAGTGCAGATGCACCCGCAGCAATACTTGAACAGGGTCCAATAGGCAGCGTGCGAATCGTTCCGGCAGAACCTCAGGAGCGACTCATCTGCTTCAGCGGAAAGTACGCGGCGACAAGCGACAGTCGTTTCGGTCGAGCACTGCTCGATCTCGGATATCCAAGTCACTGCGCCGTCGCAATTCACGATCAGTTCCTGTAGTACTCACGACACGAAGGCCGATCCGAAAACTCCGGGTCGGCCTTCGTGTGGTTTAGACTTATGCGAAGAAACGTACCCCGCGTGGGTCTTTGCCGTTCGACTGTCGTGACCTGAGTGGTCCTAGGGCGGTGCGATCCGCGCTGCCCTGATGGAGGTCGCGTGGCATATCGCGTGCTGGTTGGACTCTCGTATCCACCGGATCGTCGTGCCGAGCCCGGTGATGTCGTTGATGACATCCCGCCTCAGTCTCTGGGCTGGTTGAAGAATCAGGGTTTTATCGAGACTGTCAGGACGGTGGATGATGGCGTTTAGGCATGGAAAAAATACAAGTGTTTTCTACAACGGGGCTAACCTGACTCGCTTCTTCAACGAGGCGTCGATTGCCAACAGCGTCGAGACTGCTGAGACAACCGCGTTCGGTGATGACGCCAAGAAGTACATCACTGGTTTGAAGGATGGAACGATTTCCCTGTCGGGAATGTTCGACGGATCCGCAAACGCAGTTGACCAGACCCTGTCCGGGGTTGTGGGCGCTACTGCGGCGGACGTTGTCACGGTTGCTCCTGACGGTGCTGTGAGTGGTCGACGGGCGTTTTTCTGCACGGCTCGGGAAACCTCGTATGAGGTGACCGCGCCGGTCAGTGATGTCGTTGCTGCGAATGGCGAGGTGCAGGCCACCGAGGGCATCTTTGCTGGTTATCTTCTGGGCATCCTTTCTTCCGTTTCTGCATCTGGTGCTAGCAGTTCGTTGGACAATTCGGCAGCAACCTCTAATGGCGGTGTGGGCGTCCTGCATGTCACGACCAATAGTCGTGATGGCGCAAGCACGTTCAAGGTGCAGCATTCCGCTGACAACGTGAGTTTCGTAGACCTGTTGACGTTTGCCAGCGTCGCAGCGTCTGCGGTTGGCGGGGAGCAGGTCTCCGTCACTGGCACGGTTAATCAGTACATCCGGGCCGCTTACACGCCGGGAGGCACTTCCGGTTCCGTCACCTACACGATGGCTTTCAGCCGCAAGTAATAAGGAGTTCACATGGCTTTCGTTCATGGCAAGAAGGCAGTATTCAAGATCGACAACAGTGCAGGTACGCCCACTGACATCTCGGCTTACCTTGAGGAGGTTGGTCTTCCGCGCAGCATCGAGACTGCTGAGACGACCACGTTCGGCAACGATGCCAAGACGTATATCACTGGCCTGTCCGATGCCACGGTTTCGCTGAGTGGCAAGTTTGACTCGGCCAACGCGTCGGCGATTGATCCGATCCTGACCGGGATCCTCGGCTCGTCGTCAACCGTGTCGTGGACATTCCGGGTCAATTCGGCGTCGACTTCGAGCACGAACCCGGAGTATCAGGGTGAGGGCATCCTGACGTCCTACGAGGTGACTGCTCCTGTCGGTGACGTGGTGTCGTTCTCGGCGGAACTGCAGGTCTCGGGCGCTATTACGCGAGCGACAGCGTAGGCTGTTCCCTGTGTTGATCGTGGGCCATCGTGCCCCCTAAGGGAAAGAGTCGAACCTTGTCTGATCTTCGTTCTACGATCCTTGCCGCGTCAGATATTCGTTCGCAGATCGTGGAGGTGCCTGAGTGGGGTGTCTCCGTCGAGGTGCGTTCGATGACTGCTCGGGACCGCACTCGCATTATGAGTGAGGCTTCCAAGAATGATGGAGTGGTCGATATCGGTTTCATGTATGTGGAGACCGTGTTGACGAGCACTTATGACCCGGAGACGGGGCTGCGAGTGTTCGAGGATTCTGATCGTGATGCGGTGATGGCCAAGTCGGCGTCGGCGATTGATCGTCTTGCGGTTCTTGGTATGCAGTTGTCTGGTATCGATCAGGAAGCGCAGGATAACGCGAAGCGGCAGTTTCCTGAAGAGTCCTCAGAAGAGGTTCCTGTTTGAGTTAGCGGAGAAACTTGGACGGACTGTTGGTGAGTTGTTGGATGGTTCGCCAGCGCATCGACCTTTGTCTTCGGTTGAGTTGACGGAGTGGCAGGTTGTTTGGGAGTTGCGAGCGGCTGAACGTGAGCAGGCGATGAGACGAAAGTAGGCGGAGGTGTTTGACGGTGGCTAGTGGTCCGCAGGTTTCTGCGACTTTCACTGCTGACACCTCCGCTTTCGTTTCTAATGTCGCGAAGGCGTCGACTGCGACGCAGAATTTTCAGGCTGCTACTGGCAAGGCGTCTGAGGGTCTGAGTGTTTTTAAAGTTGCCGCAGGTACGGCTTTGGGCAACCTTGCTGTTCAGGGAGTCAATCGAGCGGTTGGCGCTATCAAGGGATTGATTGGGGGAAGTTTTCAGGCTGCTGCTCGTGTTGAGGAACTCAATGTCGCTATGGAGGCGATTGGCTATTCCACGGGTAAAGGGGCCGATGCCATTCGTCAAGCAGCAAAAGATGTTAAGAAGAATGGCATTGAGATGGCCACTGCTCAGCAGATTGCCATTCAGTTCGCGCAAGCAAATCTTGATCTTGCTGATGCACAGAAGGTTTCGCGAGTTGCTCAGGACTTGGCTGTCGTCGCTGGATTGAACTCGACTGAGACGACTCAGCGGCTCACAACAGCGATCATCACTGGAAACAGTGAACTGTTGCGTGCAACGGGTATCGCAAAGACTGCGGCGCAAGCGTATGAGGAGTATGGCGCAGCGAATGGCAAGAGCGCACAGAACTTGACTGCCGTGGAGAAACAACAGGCGATGGTCAATTTGATTATGGCAGAAGGTGAAAAGGTAGCGGGCACCTATGACGCATCGATGAACTCTGCCGGTAAAGTGTTGCGTTCGTTCCCTCGTATTTTCAATGACATTCAAGTCTCTATTGGTACCGTGCTCAGCGGCGCATTCGGACCCCTTGTTCTGGCTGCTTATCATGCGTTAAAGGCGTTCAGTGCCTTGCTTGAAGAGGGTGGGGCGTTCTATCCATTCTTACAGATGTTGAAAGATTCGTTTATTCAACTTGTGCAACCGATCATGGCTTTTGTCGGCCATATGCAAGGCGTTTTCCAAAACAAGGAACGAATGCAGGAACTTGCAGATAAGTTGACCGCAATTTTCAATATCGTAAAAGCGTTGGCCCCTTCGGTTGTTATTCTTGTCGGGGCGTTTATGTTGATGCGTGCAGTGCCCGCAATTTTTCAAGCCGTAAGTGCCGCCTTGAAGATGATGACTATCCAGCAGATTCGCATGAATCTGGCTGCTTATGCCAATCCATATGTGGCCATTGCCATTGCTGTGATCGCGGTATTTGCATTGCTGGCAGCAGCATTCAAGTTTGTCTATGACCGTTCCGAGCAACTGCGTATAGCGGTTGACAGTTTCTTGAAGACTGCGATGAAACTTGTCAACATCATCAAGGACACCGTCGTCAAGGCGTTCCAAGATTTGTTTGGCGGTATGGGCAGTGCTAGTAAGAAAACGCAATCGTTTGGCGACATCATTCAAAAAGTTGTCGATATTTTATCAACCGTTTTTCAAGGCTACTTGAAGGCACTTATTACTTATTGGAAGGTTCTCGCCTCAGTCATTCAGGTCGTAATAAAAGTCATTGAAGTTTTAGTGCGTTTTGTGATCATGCTTGCAAGTTTTCTGCGACTTGCTCTTGCTGCTGCTGTGAAGTGGGTTGGCGAGAGATTCACTTGGTTGTTGGATCATCTTGGCCCTGTTGGTGAGTGGTTGAAAAAGGTTGGCGCGGAGATTAAAAAGTTTTTTGCCAATATTCCTGAAGCAGTTCGTGGTTTTATAGCGGGGATCAAGCCGATGTTTGAGAGTTGGATCAACACGGCTATTGATTTCATCAACAAACTAATTGACGCGTATAACAAGATTCCGGGCGTCACCACGGTTACTCGAATTTCTGCGTTCAAGTTCGCCGACATGACTGACGTTGAGGGCAAGGATCCGAACAAGGTTATAGATGCGACTGAGGGGCGCGATTCGAAGATAAGGCGTGGGAATGGCAAGACGGACGACGGACCGCCGGGACCGCCGGGACCGCCCGGACCGGGCAATGAAGATGCTGCTGCTCAGAAGTTTGCAGAGAGAATGAAGGAGTACGCACAAAAAGTTATTGACGCGATCAAGGCGATGTCTGAGGCATGGAAGTCGCTCATGGCTTTGACCGAGCAGCCATTTGGCGAAAAATCGCAGATCGAAAAGGCCTTTGGCAGCGAGAGCAGTATCGACGGCGTCATTGGCATGTACAACCAACTCAAGGGTGTGATGACGGACTTCTATGAGTCCGAAGCGTCGGCTGCGGGCGCTAATGCTGATGATATTCGCAACATCATGGAATTGAAGATTGAGTATCTGCGTGAGGCTGCGGCTGAAATTATTGATTTGATGCGTCAGCGTGATCAGGCGATGAAAGATATTCAAAAGGCGCAGGATGACGCTGGCAAGAAGATTGAGCAGATCAATGCCAAGTATGACGAGTTGGACAAGGCTGCTGCTGCGTCGATCAAGAAATTGGAAGACAAGTGGGCTGCGACAATCAAGGCGATTGAGGCGCAGGTCGCTGAAGCCAATGCGGCGTTTGAGAAAGAAAACGCGGTTCTTAAAACGTTGATTGATGAGCGTGACAACTTTGCCAAGAAGATTGTTGATGGGTTCCGTCAGTTCGTCAATAACTTGAGCGTGACGGATGAAGAGGTTAGTGGTGGTGGCGGTTTCCGCGAGGCGTTGGAAAAGCGGCTTGAGGCGGTTCGTGAGTTCAATGCCAATATTCAGGCGTTGCTGAAACGTGGTCTTGATCCAACTTTGGTGCGGGAGTTCATTGAGGCGGGACCGGCTCAGGCTGGGAAGATGGTCTCGGATCTGGTTGCGGGCAGTGATGACAATCTTGCGGCGATCAATCAGACTCAGAAGGATCTTGCGACGGAGACGCAGGCTTTTGCGAAGGTAGCATCGTCGCAGTATTACGATGCGGCAGTTGCTCAGCAGGAGGCGCTTGTTGAGCCGTTGCGGGCGTGGTTGGAGTTTTCGCAGACGGCGTTGGCTCAGGCTCAGGCTCAGCGTGATTCTGAGTTGGCTGCGGCTCAGGCGTATGCGGATCGTTTGAAGACGGATCGTGAGAAGGAGATCAAGGCTGCGGAAAGCGCTCGGGACGCTGAGGTTGCTCGTTTGAGAACTTTAATTGAGCAGTTGAATGCTGAAATTGACACCAAGGCGAAGGCAATTCAACAGTACTTTACTAAGTTGCAGGAGACGTGGCCGTCTGAGATGACGAAACTTGGTTACGCGGCGATGGATTCGCTTGCTGCTGCGATTGAGAATCGTAAGGGCAAGATCGCTGCCTTGGCTGCGGAACTGGGAAATACGATTCATCAGGCTATTCGTAATGCCTTGAATATGCACTCGCCGTCTCGGGTGATGATCAGCGTCGGTGAGGATATCGCTGAAGGCATTGCGATTGGGATGCAGAATGGGGCGCGTTCGGTGATGGCTGCTGCTAATGGATTGAGTGCGGCGACTATGCCACAAATGAATTCCACGATCAGTGGATTGTCTGCCAATGGTGCTGGTGCTCCCGTAACGATTCAACCGGGGGCGGTGCAGATTTCATTTGCTGGCTCCTTGGACTCGATGTCTGCTGAGCAGATTCAATTGATTGTTGATGAGTCGTTGATGAAGTTGGCTCGTGAGATTCGGAGGACGTGATGGCGACTACGGTTGTGCGTCCGGATGAGACGATTAGTGGGGCGTCAAATTTCACCGCCTACGGTGGAGCGGCGTCGATTAATGTTGCGTTGAGTGATGACAATATCGCGACGTATGTGAAGAAAACTGTTACGGGCAATGGGTCTGTGGTGGTCGGTTTTGGAACGACGACTATTGGGTCTTCGGTGCGGGTGAGTTCGGTTCGTATTCGTGCTCAGTTGAATTGTCCGACGGCGTCGTCTCGGTTGCGGATCACTCCTATTTGTCGTGTTGCGGGCGTCAATTACTCTGGTGCGGCGTTGTCACTGTCTGGTGCTTATGCCACGGCGGAGTATGCGGGGGCGTATGCGACTACGGCTCCTGATGGTCAGCCGTGGGATCAGACTCGTATTACGGGGTTGCGGGCTCAGATTCAGGACAATGCGTCGGGCGCGGATCTTTCAACGATTTATGAGTTGTTCTTTGATGTTGTTACGACTACTCAGCCATCGGTCACCGTTAATACTCCGACGGGCACGGTTTCGACTACGTCGGCTCCGGATGTTGCGTGGTCATTTACTGACACTGATGGTAATGATCAGGCTTACTATCAGGTGAAGGTTTTCACGGCAGCAGTGTATGGGGCGGCTGGTTTCAATCCTGCCACGTCTACGGCGGCGTGGGATTCGGATGTTGTGACGAGTGCTGATTCGTCGGTGACGGTCGGTCAGTATCTTTCTGATGCGACGACGTATCGAGCGTATGTTCGAACGGCCAAGGAAGTATCCAATCAGCCTTTCTGGTCGCCGTGGGCGTATACCGAGTTTCTTGTTGATGTGGTGCCGCCTGTTACTCCGAGTCTGACATCTGTTTATTCGGCTGTTTCCAATTCGGTTCTGTTGACGATCACCGGAGGTGCCTTAACAGGCACCTTGAGTTCGCAGACATTTCAAGTTCAGCGGTCAGATGACTCGCAGTCGACGTGGGCTGATGTCATCGGCGGTTCGTTGTTGACGGTCAATCCGTCGTATCAGGCGTCTTTGACGGATTACGCTGCGCCTCGTGCTGCAACGGCCTATTATCGGGTGCGGTCGATTGGGGTGAGCGGCGACAACGCGATTGTGTCCGCGTGGTCATCGAGTGCATCGGCGGTGGTGACCAATGATTCGAAATGGTGGTTTAAGGTTCTTGATGATCCTACGTTGAATGTGTCGTCTTTGAAGGTGTCGGGCGGTTTTGATGGTAATCCTGATGAGCAGATTGGCGTGTTTCGTCCCCTTGGACGCAGTACCGCAGTGGTGGTGACGGCTGGTTTGATGGGTGAAGATGGCGGCTTCAAGATTTCCACTGTTGGTGCCACGGAGTTTGATTCAGTGTGGGCGGCAATTACGCACCTTGGCGTTTTATTGGTGCAGACTCCGGAGCCGGAACAAAAGTTTATTCGCGTTATCGATCGTCAGTATGTGCGTACAGGCAAGTTGACGAATGTCCATAACGTGTTGACGGTTAAGTATGTGGTGGTGGCGAGCCCCTGATGTATCCGGTGAGTGCCGCGTTCAAGACTGCTGTGCGGGGTACGCACAGGGCTGTGATTCGTGCTGAGATTTGGCGCAATGGATCTCGGTTGCGTACCTTGGAGGTTGACAAGGGCAGTGTCGAGATTGACTCGCGTCGAGCGCAGCGACGAACCTGCACGGTTGAGGTAGCGGGGACGAAGCCGGTTGCGACGTTGGTCCCGACGTACATTACTTATGCCGAGTTAAAGAATGAGGCGGCGACTTACGGCGCGCTGAAGGTGAAGTACGCGTCATATTCTGTTTTGCGGATCATCACGGATTATTCTGAGTCGACGTTGGATGATGGGCTGATTCCCACTAATGCGTTCAGCGATGTCTCTCCGTTTGGCAATGAGATTGCGTTGTGGCGTGGGATCCGGGTGGAGCGGAACACGTTCCGAATGTATTACGACATCAAGAGTCCGACGACGACGTATGGGACGTTCAAGACGCAGTGGGCTACCTATGGTCAATTGAAGCAACCGACGGGGACTGAGGAGTATGACGAGGAAGTCCCGTTGGGCGTTTTTGTTATTACCGAGGTCAATATTGACGAGGCGGGCAAGGGGGTGAAAATGGAAATTCACGGGGTTGATCGTTCTATTCATGTGCAGAAGGCTGCATGGATTCAGCCGTATGGAATTGCTAGTGGTACGAATTTGGCGACGGCGATTGCCTATGTGTTGACGGATCGTTATCCGGATGTGCAGATTGATTTTGAGGCAACTTCGTTGACGTTGCCGACCACCGTTCTTGGTTTGGGCGGATCTAATGATCCGTGGGCTGATGCTCAGCGGTTGGCTTTGGCTGGGGGGAAGGAGTTGTTTTTTGATGGGACTGGTGTGTGTGTGTTGCGGTCAATTCAGGATCCGTCTGAGGTGACTCCAGTTGAGACGTACTTGGAGGATGAGGAGGCGATGATTCTTGGGGTGAAGCGGCGCATTTCGACGGATGCAACGTTCAATGGTGTTGTGGTGACGGCGGAGGGATCGAAGACGAAGCCTCCGTTGCGGGTGGCGGCGTTTGATGAGGATCCGGCATCGCCGACGTATCGTTATGGGCCGTTTGGTGATCGCCCGACATTCATTTCGAGTCCGACGATTACGTCGGTCGCAATGGCTAGTACGGTCGCGGTCGCCCAACTTGCAAAGGTAAAGGGGGCTGAGGAAAATGTTGACTGGTCTCAGATTTGTGATCCGTCCATTGATGCCGAGGATGTAATTTCGATCGAGAACACGGGAACTCGACTGTCGAAAATTATGATGATTGACAAGGTGACGATTCCGCTTGATCCCAAGGACACGATGTCGGCTACCGCCCGCACGGTGCGTGTGGCATGAGGTTTGACCTTCAGAGAATCGTTCGAGATTTCGACAAGCCCACCGCCAACGTTCGTGTTCGTTTTGGTGAGTTGATCTCCGTGCAGTCAGGATCGGTGACGGTCACAGTGGGCGGATCTACGACGCAGGTTGCGGGGATCCTGTACCTCAAGTCGTACACGCCGTTGGTTGGGGACACGGTTGTGATGGTGACTGATGGCGAAGATTTGCTTATCCTTGGTGCCGTGGCTTAGGCCTTAGACTTGGTGAATTGAAGGAGGATTAGATGCCCACGACCCCTACTTATGCCCTGCCGTATCCATCGGATTCCGATGATGTGGACGTTGCGGGCGATATTGGCGCTCTGGCGACGGCTGTGGACACGGCGCTTACCACTGCGGGCGGCGTGTCTTTCAAGAATACTTTTCTTCTGATGGGAGCATGAGGCATGGCTACGGAAACCCTGATTGTCCTTGGGCAGGTTAGTGGAACGACTGCTATTGGAACGTACGCCAATATGTATGCGGTTCCTACGTCGACTCAGGTGGCGATCTCGACGATTGTTGTGTGCAATACGGCGTCGACTGCGGCGACGTACCGCATTGGTATTGGAGCGGCAAGCACCACACTGGCCTTGAATGAGCATTTGGTTTATGGGGCCACGGTTCCAGCCAATGATTCGATTTTCTTGACTATTGGGGCAACGATGACAACGACAGCGAAGTATTTGAATTATTCGTCGTCGGCATCGACAGTGACTTTCGCTGCATTTGGGGCTACGGTCGCTTAATGCGACATTGAGTGAATTGTTCTATGAATTTGAATGAGAGGCTGTTTTATGTTACGCACAGCGTCTAATGGAGTGCTTGCGACTGCGTTCCCCCGTTCGATTGTGGGTTTGCAGAATTATGCTTTGATCTCGACCGCTGCTACTGGAACATATACCGATACTGGTTATGCCTACGCCTATTGGATTTTTACGGCGAGTTCAACATTGGTTGTGACGCGATCCGGTTTTGCTGATGTGCTTGTCGTGGCT